GATGAGAACCGAATTAGCCCAGCAGTTCCAGCAGATTGAAGCCGTAGCCGAGCAACTGGTCAAGATGATGAACGACCTCGCCATGACCAGCCTGACACTGGAAGGCGCAACCGCCGAGGAGAAGCTGGCCCTGCTGTTGATGAGCCAGCAACGAGCGCCAGCCATGAGCCTCCTCAGCGACCTTGGCGCCATCAACGCCGCGGCCAACAACCTGCGGCAGGAATAAAAAAAAGCCCCGGCCAATCGGCCGGGGCTTTTCGTTACTTCTTCTTTTCGTCCTTGATCGGGGTGGTCGCCTCAATGGTCATGCGATACCCGCCTGAGCGGCTTCCCCGAGCCACCACGCGATCAATGGACATCTCCCCTGCCATGGCGTTGGGGAATGACTCATCAAGCGTGATGGGGCTCTCTGCAGCCAGATAGGGATCCCCCGGCACATCCAGGGTGATCCGCCGCTTCTCCCGCTTGGCCTTGCGGCTCTGGCCCTTGAGCGCCTGCTGGGCATGTTCGGCATTGACGTACATGTGCGCCAGCTTGCGATAGGGCGCCTCCCCCGACTTCAGCTCGTGCACCTTGCCGGTGGCGTCATCCTGCCACTGGGCGATACATCCGCCAACCGCCTTGCGCTGTGGCATGTCCAGCTCACAGTTGATGAACCGTGGAGTGCCTGGCTTATTGTCCGGGGGCACCCGCAGGATCACCGGCTCCATCGTCTTGCCGCTCACGGTGGTGGTGCGACCACGCAGGGCCAGCACGTACATGCCATCCATCGGCTTGGCCACGGCGTCGTGCTCCTTTGCCAGTCGGGTCAGGAAGGCCGCATCGGTCTCGTCGGTCTGGTCGATGTGGCCAAGGGGGATCTTGTCGAGCTCAGGATCGACCCGTGGGGTCATGTCATGGGCCTTGACCACCTCCCGGAACAGATCGCCGAGGGTAGGTGCATCCCAGCTGCGGGTGCGTCGCTCCTTGAAGCCGGTCTCATCCTTGCCGGTGAAGGGGGCGGACGTGGCCACGATGGTGATCCGGCGCGGGAACAGGCGCGGGGTGATGCGAGTGATCTTGAAATCCCCGATGCGCACCGCCCCGAGCTCCTTGTATCCCTCAAACCAAGTCAGCACCTGTCCTTCTTCGGGGATGCCGTCCACCCCTTCCACGTTGACCACCAGGGTGAGCTGGTCGCTCTGATGGCCCGAGGCATCGACACGGTCGAAGGACTCCAACCTGGCGTTGATCATCTGGCTGCCCGGCCCCTCGCAGTAATGCACCGGGGTCGTTCCCAGTCTCAGCTCCATACCCCCTCCCGCGCTTTCGGGGCGCTCGGCGGCACCGGCGGCAGGGTGATGACCACCCCGGCAGGCAGCACCAGGCCATGATCGTGCAGATGCGGATTCAGCTGATAGACCAGCTCCTCGATGGCATCATCGTCGCGGCCCAGCAGCCGCCAGGTGAGCAAGCCGACGGTGTCGCCGTCCGTTGTCCGTACTCTCATCGGCGCTGACTCCCGAGTGACGGGTTCGCGAACTCAACCAGGTTGATGGTGATGTCCTGCACCATGCAGGTACCGTCGTGGATCATCTGCTCCCCCTTCACCTCAAACGACTTGAGCACATACTGGCCGGAGGTGGTGCCGTCACCCCGCACCAGGGTGCGCGGCTTGAACTCATCCCGAGCCTTCTTCAGCTTCTCGATCTGATCTTCCCCATCACTGGAGTACCAGCGGCCGGTAAAGCTGATGGTGTCCAGCTTGCGGCCAGTCTGCTGCTGCAGCGGCAGCTCGTTCAGCAGCTCCACTTCCACCCAGCCGCCGTCGAAACTGCGGCTCTGGCCGAGCAGCGGGTTGCCGCCCGACATCGAGAAGTTGTAGTCGCCCCAGCTAAATTGCTTGTCCGGTTTTGGCTGGGCCTGGTTCAAGAAAAAGCCAGCCCCGAGGCTGGCCAACAACGAGACAGGAAACTTCATCAGTCACTCCCCAAGCCAGCAAGGCTGGCGTCGGTGCGGGTATCGAGCCCCAGGCTGCTGGTCAGCAGGGACGGCAGGAAGCTCGACAGCTGCGCCTTGATCTTCTCGACCAGGGCATTGTCCTGCTCGGGATCCCCGCTGGCCCGCACATCGAACTTGATGTCGACCTTGTTCGAGACCTCGGTCTTCTTGGTCTCCTGCTTGATCACCTCCTTGACCGGGTCGGTCCCGTTGGCCAATGCGGTCTTATCGGTAGCAAACCACTTGCCAATCTGCTCGCCGATGATATTGCCGAGATCTCCCCCCAAGCTACCAAGGCCCCCAGCTGCAAGCTCACCTACCGCCGAGCCAGCTGATGCCAGCGCCGCGGACGGTTCCCTACCCAATAAGGCCACCTCCTTGGCCTGTTCGGTCCGGTTGGCTAGCGGCGGCTTGTCGGTCGCAAACCACTTTCCGATCGAGGCGCCGAGAATGTTGCCCAGCTCACCGCCGCCCCAGGCGCCAAGAGCCCCCCCGACGGCAGCGCCGACGGCGGTGCCGATCACGGGGACCACGGAACCAATGGCCGCGCCGGCGGCCGCACCGGCCCAGCCACCGCCTATGCCGCCCGCGAGGTCACCCGCAGCACCACCCATCGCGGCAGCATTGCCAGTCATGGCCGCGCCGTACAGCTCACTGCCTGCCGAGATCATGCCGAGGGGACGTATCACCTTGCCTGCAACCCTGCCAACCGTCTTGCCAGCAGACGCCAGCAGGGAGGCGCCATCACCACCAAGGTCAGCCACATCCCCGACCATCTCCGATGCCTCGGCACCCTTGGGCAGCATCGTCATGCCAGCACCGAGACCGAGCAGACCCGCCCACTTGCCAAGGCGGCCGAAGCGGCCACGGCTGCGCCCTGCGCCTGCAATTCGACCCTCTGCCTCACGCAGCGACCCAAGGCGGGATGCGCGGCGCCCTGGGCGGCCACCACGACCGCCTCGACCACCGCCACCCATGGGGCCACTGGCCCCAGCCATGCGCTCCAGCTGCCGGTTGACCCGCTCAAGGGAACGGGCAGCCGCCGCACCAGAGCGGGCGGCTCTATCTTCCTGTCCACCCAGCTTGGCCTTGGCAATGCGCCCCGCCTGGAACAGGTCACTGAAGATCGACTTCACGCCCTTGAAGACGATCATGCCGGCCTTGATCCCGACCAGACCGGCTCCGGCTTTCACCAGCCAACCGGCGGTTTCCCGGGCCGCCTCAGAGGTCTCCATCAGCTTGGCGCCAGAGGCGGCCAGATTGCTGAGCGGCTGAACGACCTGATCCAACAACGGCAGGAACAGGTCGCCGAGGTTGATCACCAGCCGGTCAAAGTTGGCCCCCGCCCGATCCAGCATGGCCGCGCGGGTCTTGGCCTTGTTCTGATACTCCTGCTCCATCGAGCCAGCGTAGGCCGCCTCGTCGCCTGCCAGCGCCATCGCCTTTTGCAGCAGCTCGGTGTTGGCCGTCAGTTTGCTGACTGCCCCCACCACCTCTTCGCCAAACAGCTGGCTGATCACTGCCGCCTGCTTGTCCTTGTCCTGCTTGCCGATCTTGCCCAGCACTTTGAACAGGGTGCCGCCGGCATCCTTTTGCATGTCCTTTGCCAGCACCTCTGGATCAAAGCCGAGCATGGCCAGCGACTCTTTCTGGCTCTTGGTCGCCGCGAACGACTTGTTCAGCCGCCCCGTGATGTTTTTCATCGCGGTGGCGGTGGTCTCTTCCGTCTCGCCACCGGCGAGCAGAGAGGCCGCCAGCGCCGCCGACTGCCGGTCATTAAAACCGGCCTTCATGGTGGTGGCACCCTGACGCAGCATCACCCGCGCCACATCAGCCGGCTTGGCGGCCATCTCGTTGGAGATGGCGTTGGAGTAGTCGGCCAGGCGCATGACCTGATCCTGGCTCAACCCCATCGCCGAGCGCTGCTTGGCCAGGATGGTACCGGACTCTTCGGCCGACATGTCCATGGCCACCGACATCTTCGATGCATCGCCGGCAAAGCGCAGCAGCTCCTTGCTGTCGGTGGTACCGTCTTTGCGCTTGCCGATCCCCGCCTCGCCCGCGGCCGCGACGATGTTGGTCATGCCTACCTGGTCGACACCAAGCTGGCCGGCCAGCTCCATCATGCTGGCGCGGGTCGCGCCCTTCTCGGCATCGTCTTTGAAGTTGACGACCTTGGTCACGCCAGCAAAGGCAGACTCATAGTCCACCGCCTTCTTGGCGGCATAGATAGCCGGCGCACTGGCCGCCGCCAGCCCCAGCAATTGGCCAGGCATCTCGCTGCGGGTCTGCTTGTTGGCGGCCATCTTGGCCTGGGCATCCCCGATGGTGGCCAGCCGCTTCTGCTGGCGCTCCATGGCGGCGGTGGCCAA